GTTATATCAACTTGGCAGTCCTTATATAAGGAACCACGAAAGTTTTTTGATAGGTTTGATGTTGTGATTGGTGATGAGGCTCATCTATTTAAAGCTAAGTCACTTACTAGATTGATGTCTAAGTTACATGGATGTAAGTATCGTATTGGATTTACTGGTACGTTAGATGGTTCAGAAACAAATCAATTAGTATTAGAAGGTGTGTTTGGTAAATGTTCAAAGGTTACTAAGACATCAGATCTGATGAAGAAAGGTCATGTTTCTAAATTGAAGGTACAGGTTATTGTACTTAAACACAATGAACAAATCTTTGAAGGGTATCAAGATGAGATGGATTACCTTTGTGAACATGAACAACGTAATAAATTTATCCGCAATTTAGCGTGTGACTTGAATGGAAATACATTGGTACTATTCAATTACGTGGAGAAGCACGGCCTCCCTTTGTATGAGATGATAAATAGTCATACTGATAAACCAGTACATTTAGTTTATGGTGGGGTGGATGTTGATGATCGTGAAGAAATTAGGAGACTAGTTGAACATGAAAACAACAGTATTATTGTCGCTAGCTACGGCACTTTCAGCACTGGTATTAATATCAAGCGGTTGCACAACTTGGTCTTCGCTAGTCCATCGAAATCTAGAGTGCGTAACCTCCAGTCTATCGGGAGGGTACTTCGACAATCTAAGGAGAAACTAGAAGCAACACTATATGATGTTGCTGACGATATTAGTAGAGATAATGGAAAGAACTATACTCTCCTTCATCTCTTTGAGAGATTAAAAATTTACAAAGAAGAAGATTTTAACTATGAAATTGTAGAAATCAAACTAAAGGATTATGGCAATTAATTACGTAAAGCATGATGAAGAATTCCACGGAGTTTTTAAACTCGTTAGTGGAGAAGAGGTATTGGCTAAAGCAGTAATGTCTACGGAAGAAAATTGCCAAGAATCTCTAGCATTTTTACAAGACCCAGTTTGTATACAACCTATCAATCAAGATCTAGGTAAGGGTAAAATTATGAGAGGATTAGGATTTCATCGATGGATGATGTTATCCGATGAAGAATTTTTTATTATACGTGAGAAGGATATTTTAAGTGTCGCTTCTATGAGTAAGCATATTGTAGGTATGTATGAAAAATTTTTATTAGATGAATATGCTGATAGGGCTAAAGATGAAGAAACTCAGGAAGTAAAAGATAAACGGAACGCACGACGACGGACAAAAATAGATAACACACAAGGATTTGTTGGAAAAATAAATCAAGCTCGACAGGTATTTGAGAAGTTATATAAAAGCTAATACTGTTCCCCTGAACCCTTAACATGGTTATCCTACTCACGATTGACAATCTTGTCAAGTCTTAGTATAATATATTCAATACAGGATACGTATATGAGGAGAGTCGCAAAAAAGAAAGAACATTATGTTAATAATGCTGAGTTTCTTGCTGCTATCGTAAAGTACAAGGACAAAGTTATTATTGCTCAAGAGAAGGGTCTTCCCAAACCTCGTGTCAGTAATTACATTGGAGGGTGCTTCCTAAAAATAGCACAACACTTATCATACAGACCAAACTTCATTAACTACATGTATAAGGATGATATGGTTTGTGATGGAATAGAAAATTGTATACAGTACATAGATAATTTCGACCCTGCTAAAAGTAAGAACCCATTTGCATACTTTACACAGATAGTTTACTATGCATTCCTAAGACGTATTGCTAAAGAGAAACGTCAGCTGGATATCAAAGATAAAATTTTAGAGAAGTCTGGATATGATCATGTATTCTCAGTTGATGGTGATGTTAGTTCCGACTATACTCAGATTAAGAACCGTGTTGAGATGAATACTAAGAGATGAAAATCTTACTCATCACAGACCAACACTTTGGTGTTCGTAATGATAATCTACATTTTGTTGAGCACTATAGAAAATACTATAGTACTATTGTAATACCTTTTCTTAAAGCATCAGGTATTAAAGAGATTATAAACTTAGGAGATACGTTTGATAAACGTAGGTCTATTAATTATATGTCTCTGGAAGCAGCGAAGGAAATGTGGTTTGACCCTATAAAAGAATTGGGTTGTAAGATGACTGCCTTGATTGGTAATCACGACATATATTATAAGAACACATTAAGAATTAACTCACCAGAAGAGTTACTAGGAGGATATGATATAGATGTTATCGATGAACCTACTACCCGTAGTTATGACGGTACTGATATTCTATTACTTCCTTGGATATGTGATGAGAACTATGACAGATCCTTACGAAGCATCACAGAGAGTACTGCACCTATCTGTATGGGCCATCTTGAGCTTAACGGCTTTGAAGCTCATCCAGGTCATGTGATGGACAAGGGTATTGACATGAATATTTTTAGTAAGTTTACTAAGGTATTCTCTGGTCATTACCATACTAAATCTAATAAGAATAATTGTTATTATCTTGGTAACCCCTATCAACTTTACTGGAATGACTACGGACAAAAAAGAGGGTTCCATGTCTTTGATACGGAAACTCTACGAACTACTTTCTATAGAAATCCCTTTGACACTTTTCATAAGTTGTATTATAATAATGGAGTTGTACTACCGAATGAGGAAGAAGTTAAAGGAACCTTCGTCAAACTCATAGTAGAAGACAAAGGTGACTATACTAAATTTGATTATTTTGTCAGACAGCTTCAAGACATTGGACTTGCTGACCTTAAGATTGTAGAAGATCTTAGTGTTGATATAGAAGGTGGTGATGTGGTCGTAGAGACCGAAGACACCATTACTTTACTAGATAACTACATAGATGATATAGATCTTAAGGTTGATAAAAGTAATGTTAAAAACATTATGAGGTCTTTATACATGGAAGCATCTGAACTCTAATGTTTATTTTAACTGAAAAAGATACTGGCGGTGTCTATGCTCTTCCAAATAATGAGAACGTTAAAACTGTTCACATGTTTGAAGAAGAGGATGATGCTAAAAGATATTTGTATCAGTTGAATGAACAAGACTATAAGAAGAAATTAGAATTAATGGAAATAGACGTTGAGGCTGTTGCTATTAATTGTGATAAATTCGGGTATGCTTATGCCATTGTCACTAGAGAAGATTTAATTCTACCTCCGATTATTGAACCCACTAAAGAATGATTACCTTTGAGAGCATCAAGTGGAAGAACTTTCTTTCTACTGGTGACCAATGGACTGAGATCCAATTGAATGAGTCTGCTTCTACACTTATTGTAGGTACTAATGGTGCAGGGAAATCTACTATGTTAGATGCTCTGTGCTTTGCTTTATTCAATAAACCTTTTCGTAAGATTACTAGAGGACAACTTGTTAATAGTATTAACGAAAAAGGATTAAAGGTTGAAGTATGTTTCTCTATCGGTAAAGATGAATACCGAGTTTTTAGAGGAGTTAAACCAAACCTTTTTGAAATTTATAAAAACAACAAACTAATTGATCAAGATGCAGCAACACGTGACACACAAAAGTACCTCGAACAGACAGTCCTCAAACTTAATTTCAAGAGTTTCACACAGGTCGTCATTCTTGGTTCATCCACATTTATACCCTTCATGCAACTCGGAGCAAGTGTCAGGAGAGAAGTTATCGAAGATCTATTGGACATCAAGGTCTTCTCAAACATGAATACTCTTCTTAAAGAGAGAATTCGTAGTACAAATTCAAAAAATAAAGACACTATTTATTTAAAAAACATTGCAGAAGAGAGAGTTTTATCGCAGCAAAAGTTAATTAATTCTTTAAAAGATCTAAAGGATGTTAGAAACAAAGAGAAGAGGGAAAAATATAAGGAAAATGAAACTAAAGTGAAAGAAAAAGAAAAGCAAAAACAATATAAGATAACCGAAAAGACCAAGTTGGAAAAGGAATGTAGTGGTATAGAAACATTTAGGGGATCATTACAAGCCTTACGGGACAAGCAAACACAAACAAAAATAGAAATAAAAAGATTAACTAAAGAGATTAAGTTTCTTGAGACACATGATGAGTGTCCTACATGTACTCAAGTAATATCTGATACATTTAAAGAAACTCGAATGGGTTCTTTGACTAGTACTGGAGTATCATTGACTAATGATGGTAAAGAATATGAAGAAAGTATTAAAGATACATTAGATATTATTGAGGAACTCGAAAGAATTTGTTCAGAATTGTATGAAATGCGTAGTGAGATATCATCTTTAGATCGTGATATTGTTAGATTGGAAAAGGAAAATATGGATATTGATAAAGAACTTAATCAACAAAAGAGTCCTAAGATGGATGAGGAAAAAAATATACTAGAAGATCTTACAAGTGAATTGCAAAAAGTTCAGGATGAGTGTAGTGGTATAAGTAAGTTGATAGATGAATATCAAGTTGTATCATCTTTATTAAAAGACTCTGGTATTAAGAAGCAAGTTATTAAAAAATACATTCCTGTATTTAATAACCTTATTAATAAGTATCTTCATACGATGGATTTCTTTGTTAACTTCACATTGGATGAAGAGTTTAATGAAGTTATCAAGAGTAGATTTAGAGATGAGTTTAGTTACTCTTCTTTCTCTGAAGGTGAAAAGCAGAAGATAGATCTAGCACTTCTCTTTACATGGAGGGAAGTAGCAAGGATGAAGAATTCTGCTGCTACTAATCTTCTTATACTTGATGAGGTATTTGACAGTTCTCTTGATGCATCTGCTACAGGTGAATTACTTTCTATACTTTTAAAGTTAGGAGGAGGTACTAATCTATTTGTTATTTCACATAAAGGTGATTTACTTATTGACAAGTTTAAGCGTTGTCTTAGATTTGAAAAGATAAATGATTTTTCTAAATTAATAGAAGAGGAATGAATAAACTTTGGAGGATATGGAAGTATGCGTTGGGTAGCTTTTCTGACGAAAAAACTGAACCCTACGACAACTACGTTGTTCTGGT